AACTTCTGACACTGTTGTTACACTAGGATTTACAGCAGCACCTGCTTCTGGAGCATACACGGTAGTAATCGTAGGCTAAGGAGGGCTTGAATGTCTGTAAAAAGATTAGTCCCCTTACATGCGGTAGCGCTTCCTACAAATCCTTCTGGAGCCCGTATTGGAGATATTTATTATAATACGGAAGATGAAGAATTAAGATACTTTGATGGCGACGAATGGAGCTCAGTAGGCGGCGGAGCAATTACAGGACTACTTGACCATATCCATACATATGATGGAGAAATTTTTTCTGTGTCAAACAATACTGTTCCTTCAGACGGAACGGTAGACGGAGGAAGCCCATACTCAGAGTATGGAAACTTGCCAGGAAATATTGATGCAGGTGGTCCATAATGTCTATTATACAAATAAGGCGTGGAACCACACAACAATGGACTCAATCTCTTAGAGTTTTAAGACTAGGCGAGCTTGGGCTAGATACAACTCTTAATAAATTAAAAGCTGGCGACGGCATAAGAATTTGGAACGAACTTCCTTTTATTGTAGAAGGTCCAGCCAGTACTATACCAGGACCACAAGGTTCAACTGGTCCACAGGGATTACAAGGATTAAAGGGCGACAAGGGCGACAAGGGCGACGAAGGCGATCAAGGCTTACAAGGAATTCAGGGTCTACAAGGCGATCAAGGGTTACAAGGATTACAAGGATTGCAAGGATTAAAGGGCGACAAGGGCGACAAGGGCGACAAGGGCGACGAGGGTGATCAAGGCTTACAGGGAATTCAGGGCCTACAAGGCAATCAAGGATTACAAGGATTGCAAGGATTAAAGGGCGACAAGGGTGACAAGGGTGACAAGGGTGACAAGGGCGACAAGGGCGATCAAGGCTTACAAGGCTTACAAGGAATTCAAGGTACACAGGGACCACAAGGAACTGCTGGATCGTCAACTTTTAGCGGGACAACAGATGCATCTACAGCATCAATAACTATTGATAAAATTGCTTATCCTGCAATAACTATGTTAAATGTAACTAATAATAGTTTCCTAGCATATCAATTCTTAAATCAATACGGTGGAAGTAATCCAACTATTTATGCAATTGCAGGAACAACTATAGGTTTTAATTTAAATGTTGCTGGACACCCGTTTTTAATTAGATTTTCAGGAGCTAATTATGATACAGGATTAATTCACGTTTCAACAACAGGAAGTGTGTCTACTGGATCTAACGCTCAAGGAAAAACGACTGGAACCCTGTATTGGCAAATTCCACAATCTATAAACGGAAACTACGGATACTTGTGTTCTTTTCATGGCGGAATGAATGGAACTATAGTTGTTAAGGACATATCAGCATTATGACAATGATACCACTAGGCGATTGGCTATACAGCATTGAGGAAAGCGAAAACCCCCCATTGCTTAATTTGATTATTAAAAACGTACCTGAGAATAAAACAGTTATGATAAAAGATATAAACTGGGCTGTTGGAAGAGAAGATTTTATTGAACATTCTTATAACATGGCAATTGAAACTATAAATGGAGCAGATCACTGCTGTCTTGAAGGAAAGGCTGTGATTATAGAAAATGGTATCTAGAATAAGAATACGAAGAGGTACAACTACTCAATGGACTGGATCTAATGCAGTTTTGCTAACGGGTGAGCTAGGAATAGACACAACTTTAAATAAATTAAAAATAGGTAATGGAACTAGCACATGGGCTAACCTGCCGTTTTTACATGTAACTCCAGAAGAATTATCAACAGCCTTGGCAGAAACACTAAATTCTGCAAACAGTTATACAGATACCGCAGTAACCTCTCTTGGAAATACAAGTGCTTTAACATATGTCCCTATATCTGATGTTGGAAATCCAGACGGAGTAGCGTCACTTGATGAAAATGGGAAAATACCAGATTCAGAAATTCCTTCAACAATTGCTAGAGATTCAGAGATTCCCACATCAACTACAAATATTGAAGAAGGAACAAGGCTTTACTTTACAGATGAAAGAGCACAAGATGCAGTAGGAGGTTCATTGGGATCTGGTTTATCTTATAACGATACAACTGGTGCAATCTCAGTTGATACAAGCCTTATATCTACGAAAACGTATGCTGATACAACAGCCACAGCAGCCGCAACAACAGTATTTAATAATTTAGTGGATGCAGCTCCAGAATCATTAAACACTTTAAATGAGATAGCGGCAGCTTTAAATGATGATCAGAACTATTATACAACAATAAACAATGCTCTGTCTCAAAAATTATCTATTGCTGATGCTACTTCGACATACTTAACACAATCTGCTGCCGCATTAAATTATTCAACCATAAGTAGTTCTGATAGCTTATACGTAAGAAAAACAGAGCCAGCCATTGATTATCTTGTTCAGAACAGCGGCACTGGGGCATATTTAGTTAATGGTCTTTTAAATGGACCAATTACTCTTCAGTTAGGCAAGCTATATAAAATTTCAGTTCAAGCATCTGGCCACCCATTTTGGTTTCAAACATCATATGGGGCATACAATCAAAACCATGTTTATGACCATCCTGGAATAACTGGGCAAGGATTAGATGCTACACACATACAGGTGCTTCTACCATTTGACGCACCTCAACTTTATTATGCATGTCAATTTCATGAAACTATGAAAGGATTTGTTTTAATTGAAAATCCAAGCGCCCTGCAAGTTTTTGTACAAAAAACTGGATCATATACTCCAGTTTTAAGAGATATGGGAGAAATTATTGAAATGTCTGGCGGAGGCACATTAACAATATCAGATTCAGAACTTTTCCCAACAGGAACAACGTTTGAAGTCCTTCAAACTGGAACTTCTCAAGTAACAATAGCTGGAAATGGATTTACTATAAATTCTACTCCAGGATTAAAGCTAAGAGCACAATGGTCTGCAGCAACTGTGATAAAGAGAGGGCTTAATAACTGGGTCGCTTTTGGAGACCTAGCAGTATAAATAATGTCAAGATTTTTTAAAAAATTTTTTAGTAGATTTGGTATTAGAAAAGTAAACGTACCAAATTTAAGCGGATTAAGTAGATCACAGGCTAAAGCCACACTTTCTGCTGTCGGGCTTACTTGGACAGAAACAGAAAACACCACAGCAAATAGTTCTTTAGATCAAACTTTAGTAAGCCAAGGCATTGCTCACAACACAGCAGTAATTATTGGGTCTTCAGTTCCAATAACCTACTATCAATATGTTGCTCCTCCAAATTTTAACCCTGGATTTGGCCCAGATTTCCCCCCAGATTTTAACCCAGGTTTTAACCCAGGTTTTAACCCAGGTTTTAACCCAGGTTTTAACCCTGGCTTTGAACCTCCACCTAATCCAGGGTTCGAGCCTACACCACCAGCTTTTACAGATCTCCTTGGAGAGAATTGGACGCCATCTTTTAAAAGTGTTGGTGTTTCAACATTAATTAGAACTCCAGATGGATTAGTAAAAGCAGAAGATTTAGAAGTCGGCGACGTTTTGTTATCTTCAGATATTGAAGGTTTCCCATACACATATGAAGAAGGTGTTACTCAAGCTGCAATAAACTGGTCAGAAACAAATCCTGTTATTAATTTAACAACAACAACTATTACTAGTATAAATAGAGTTAATTCTAGCTATGCTGTAGTTATAAACGGAGATGTGTTTTCTCAGTACCACTGGATTCTTATTAAAAGAGATGGTCAGGCAAAATTTGTAATGTCAGAAAATATTATTAAAGAAACAGATGAGGTATACTCATTTGATATAGGATCCTGGGAATCAATTCAAATGTATGAAATAGTTCCTGTAGAGCATGAAACTGTTTCCATAAACTGTGAGCCATTTGATATGTTCTGGACTGAAAGGATGTTAACACATGACTCAGTTTCAATATAATATAAAAGAGTTTAAGTCGGTTGGAAACCATTATGTGCCAGAATTTTATTCTATGCCAGAAGAATTTAAAAAATGCTGGATACAAATATCTAAATTAAATTTAAAAAATACAAAATATGCTGCATGTTTTTATTTTAATCAAGATTTTCCAGAAGGCACAGTTATAGTTTCAGAATCAATCAGATCTAGTTATCCAGATATATATGTAACATTCGACCATAACAATAAAGCAGAAAGATTATATATTAACCCAGTAATGCGTAAAAGAGGATATCTTCCCATAGCTGGATTAGTTCTTAGATCATGCTTTTACAACTACCTTGGAATTATAGTGGACGGAAGTTCAGATAGAAGTTTTAGTGCTGATAAGGCTTACTCTAAAGCAAAAGGAATTGTAAAAGAAACCCCTGCAAAAAATAATCCAGAAATTAATTTATCCTCAAATGCTAAATATGAAATAGATCCGCCTAGGGATCCAATATATCCAAATGTGTGGAATATTCAAAGGGTTGGTGGAAATCGTGGCTAATAAAATTAATTCGTTTTTTGACATATCGTTATACAATGTATTAAATGGTAATCACGAGGTACTGATGCCCATGTTGTCTTCCTGGGAGGAAGTTGCTTGGCTAGAAAGAGACGGTGGGTACCAAGAAGGTATTATAAAAAGAGGCAATGTTACTGGATTAAATTTAGAGAATAGAAAAACCCATATGTACCTTGTATCTTCTTTTTTAGACTATTTTAACGAAAAACAAATAAATATAGAATGGGTTGCCGAGCAGGTATTGGTAAAATTTTTAGAAGGAAGTAGCTATTCACAGCCATTTGTAAATCCAATATTTAAAGACTCGGTATGCCTAGTTTATGTTTTAACCAATAGTCATTCTGGAGGAGTAATTAACTTTTTAAATAAAAACCTTTCCCAACCTATGGACAAAGGAAACCTGTTTATTTTCCCAGCATCAGAAGAGTACGCTTTTTCAATTGAAGGAGTTTCTTCTGGAGAAATGATAGCAGCAATATCTTATATAGAAAAGTAAAATGTTTGAGCCAAAAGTAATTTCAAATGTATTTAATAATTCATTTTTTGATTATATAAAAAATTATTTTCAAAATCATCCATTAATAAAAAATATATCTTATGACTATTATGGAAGCAAGCGTATTGACTCTTTTGATGATCCCATTGTTTTGGAATGTCTAAATAATCTCACAGACTTTGCAAGGATGCATTTTGGCAAAAATGACATTGTTCCAACCTACGGAGTATTTGCAGAATATTCAGGGGAGCAGTCAAAATTAGACGAACATTTAGACATAGGTCCTTGCACGTACACCATAGATCTAGGACTTTATCACAATACCCCGTGGGACTTAATAATTGAAAATAAAAAATATCAGTTTGACGAAAATGAAGCCATTTTATTTTTAGCCAATGATCAAAAGCATTGGAAGGAAGAGTTTCCAGATCCAGAGTTTAATAAAGTGGGAATACTCCTATTGCATTGGGTAGACCCAAATCATCCGTGGTTAAAATATTCTCCAGATGTGCAAAAGCTAATTAAAAAAAGAACCTTTAAAATATGACAGATTTAGTAAATCAAATAAAAAATCAAAACGTTATTTATCGTATAGACAGGAAAACTATTTTAGTAAAGGGCTCAGCTCAATGTAAAAATGTATATGAAATAATTAAATCTGAGACTAATAAGAAAGATGAGGTCTATACTTTTCCTAAAATAGAAAAAAAAGACCTGGATGTTGGTAAGAATACGGAGCCTCTGTCTATATACAATGAGTCTATAAATTTACTTTTTAGGTCTATAGTTAGTTTAATTAAAGATGCCTGCGTTGAGTACAGTATTGACTATCAAAAAAATAAATACTACATTTCCTCAAATTTATCAGAAGACCAGCTTACCGATTTTTGGTACGACACTGGCGGTACATCAAAACCAGCCTTATTTGGAATTGTTTCTTTAGATGAAGCCATAAATAAAATATTTATCAATGAAAAAGAAACAGACCTTGTGATCGGAGACATTGTTGTATCTGAGGCTGGGAATAAAGTAGTTTATGGTAGCCAATTTAGGTCTTTAGTTTTTTATGTTTTACCACTATCAATGATTAAAAATCAGTATTCACAAAAATGGATTCCTCTGATATAATATATATAGAAATGGAGATATTATGATAATTGATACACCAATAATTGGGCTTTCGGTATACAGAAACGCTTTGCCAGAAGCGATGCAAATACCTCAAAGGTTAGAAGAAGTTCTTGGTTCTGGAAAGAGTTCGTTTTTTAAATGGTCCGACGCCTTGGTCGGAGACATGGAAAAAAAGAAAGATTATAGAGATTGTGTAGACTTTAAAATTAAAAGAAGCTCATTGTCTCCTGGAACAGAGTCTGCAGACAAAATTATTGAAATTCACGACATGATTACTGAAAAACTATATGAGTGTTTAGAAGAGTTTAGGAATAGGTACGGCATAAATAAATTAAATTATACTGAAGCAATTAACTTTGTGAAGTATGGCCCTGGTCAACACTTTAAGGTTCATCCAGACAGCGGCCCAAGTTATCAGTGTGATGTTTCTACTGTTATGTATTTAAATAGCGACTATGAAGGCGGAGAGTTATGGTTCCCACATTTTGACTATACCTACGTGCCCCAGTATGGAGATATAGTATTGTTTCCATCAAGTTGGCTATTTTCCCATGCGGCACTTCCAGTAAAATCTGGCACCAAGTATTCAGCAGTTACTATGTTTTCTTATAATGATAGAAATCACCAAGATCAGGGTAAGTTTACCAGAAGGAAGTCTAGTTACCTATAACTAATATAGATGTATAATTGGGAAAGAGGTGTACGTAAATGGCAACAAATTTTCCAACGTCTTTAGACGTTTTGGTTAACCCTCAACCAAATGATTCGGTTGAGGTTGTTTCCCACTCTGCCCAACATGCCGATGCAAATGATGCTATTGAGGCGCTAGAATCCAAGGTTGGAGCAAATGACTCTACCGATCCAAATTCTTTAGATTTTAAGGTTAGAACCTTAGAAACAAATATACTTGATGAAGAAGAAGTAGAAGATATAGCAGCAAGGCTTTTGACTTCTGGCACACATGGCAATATTACTGTTTTTTACAACGACGAAGATAAAAAAATAAATCTTATAGCTACCTATGACGATGAAGAGGTCATGGATGCTATTGCTACATCTCTTACCGCTGGAACTGGAATAATAAAGACTTATAATGATGTAGCAAATACAATTACCGTAGCCGTAGATACAAATTCAATTGCTACACAAGATTATGTAAATACAGCAATATCTAACCTTGTGGATGCTGCCCCAGAACTATTAAATACGCTTAATGAAATTGCCGCAGCAATTGGTGACGATGCAAACTTTGCAACAACAATAACAAATGCTTTGTCAACAAAACTAGATATTGCAACTGCTGCAAGCACTTATCTTTCTAAGACAGATGCTCCAGAGGTTATCATGGATGCCGCTGGCGCCATGTTTGCTCACAGCAATCACACAAATGTTGTTGCAACATATGATGATGAAAATAATAGAGTTAATCTATCTGTGGTTGCCCAGCTAACTCAAGAACAAGCTCAGGACTATATTGCTCCTTTATTTACTCACGGTCTAAATCCAAATATTACTGCTACATATGATGATGAATCAAATAAATTAATTTTAGAAACCATTATTCCGCCCTCAAAAGCAATAATGTCAGCATCTGCTCCAACATCTCCAGCCGACGGTGAATTTTGGTTTGATACAGATGAATATAGAAGCGGAAATACCAGAGCATTAAAGGTTTGGAATGCTCTAGCTCAATCATGGGAATATATTTCTACAGATCTATCTTTATCAACAACAAATACCTGGACATCTAAAAATACATACACAAATGGAATAATTATTGGGTTAGACGGGGCACCTAGCAATGCAGTCCATGGACAAATTTATTATAATAAAGTTTTAAACAAGTTAAAGGTGTGGGACGGACTCCTTTGGCAAGATATCCAAGGTTCTGGCGGTGGCGGTGGCGGACTAACGTTAATTCCAACAGATGAGACAGCACCAGCAAGCACATTCTTCGTAGGACTAGTTCAACCACCAGTGGGTGCTACAGCCATTGGCGATTTGTGGATAGACGTAGACGACGATGCTGGTGAGACAGAATTCATATTTTCAGGCCCCGAAGCTCCAGAAAATTATTCAACAGATACATTATGGATTGATACAGATGAAGCAATATCAGAGCTAATATATAGCGCAAATGAGCCAGCAACTCCATCATATCAAGGAGAGCTTTGGATAGACTTAGATGATACTTCTGGACAATCAGTATTAAGTTCTTTAACTCCGCCCTCTCCATCCGAAACAGATTTGTGGGTAGATTTGTCAAATGAAGAAGGTTATTTGGAATATAAAGATTTGTTTAAGGATGGAGCGGCCCAGGTTCAGTCTTTTGCAAGCCTACCAAGTGCAACATTATATCCAGGGATAGCACTTTACGTATCTTCAGAAAAATCAATATATGTATCAATTAATGGACAATGGAAAAAGATGTATCCAAATTCAGACTCAGAAGTCCTTTCTTGGGTAGGATTTTGAATAGATTTATAGTATAATAAAACTCGGAGGAATCATATGTCATTAAAACGTTGGAACGGATCAGCTTGGGTTGTAGTAGCTGGGTCACGTCCTGGACCACAGGGTCCACAAGGTATTCCAGGACAAGCAGCAACAATTTCCGTTGGAGCGGTAAACACTCTTCCCTCTGGATCAACAGCAACAATTGTTAATACAGGAACTTCGTCAGCAGCAATTTTACAATTTAATATTCCAGCAGGAACAACTGGTCCAGCAGGAACTCCAGGAGCGGCAGGAGCTCAAGGTACTCCAGGACAAAGAGGATCTTATAACTTTACTGGAATAGCAAATCCAACAGCACAAAATCCAGCAAGTCCTTTAGGACTAGATAATTATTTAAATACAACTACTGGAGATTGGTTCCAATATAATTCAGGCACCTCTACATGGGCGTTACAAGGAAATATAAAAGGTCCACAAGGTATTCAAGGCTTAGCTGGTGCAGCTGGTCCAGTAGGACCTTCGGGTAATGAACTAGCTAATGATATACTTAAGGAAACAACGGTGGCAAGAGTTGATGCTATGCTAAATCTAGGAATATACTATCCTAAATATACTAGTACTTTAACTCAAACAGAATTAAACAGCAGATTTGCAGCATCAAGTTATTTATTTTAGGAGAATGTAAATGTCAAGAAGACAAATAGAACACGCATACTATGTATTTAATCCATCACTAGATCAAGTTACTATTCCAAGAATAGTAAGACAAGATCGCTTGATGCTTATTACAAATACCACTCAGGGCAAAGTAATTTACAATTTCTCCGATCCTAACCTAGGTGCAGTATCCTTTTCAGTCGATAATGAGGTTGGGTATGAGCCAAAAACAATAATTACTCTTAAATATAACTGTGCATCAATGGCTGCTACAGATCAGCTTGCAATTATTGTTGATGAACCAGCAGAGACAGTAACATTTACAGAACCGCTTATGGATGCTGTTAATAAGCTAAGAGTTGCTCCACCACAATCTTTAATGGATACAGACTTTGAATATGGTATTCAGAACTCTAAGTGGGAAGCTTTAGTATTAACGTCAAATTATCCATCATTCTTTTCTAGAGCAACAGGCGGAAACTCATTTGACGTAGTTAGCGTAACTGGAGACGCAGTTTCTCCAAGATCTACAGTAACAGTAGTTGTTTCAAGCCCAGCGACAGAGCTTGTTCCAGGAGATGTTATTTCAGTTCAAGACACAAAAAATCCTTTAGCTGAAGGAACTTTCCCAGTTGAAACAGTAACCGCAGATGGATATACATTTACATATTTAGCAAACGGAGTTGTAGACGGAGCAATTGCTGACGGAAGCCTTACATCTGTTTCAGGTGGTGGAATTTACGATAACGCACATATTCCAGGTGGAAACGATTCTATTGGCTTACAGGGCTGGACGGCTCAATCAGATGGAGCAGCACAATCTACAATTACAGTTACAACAAGCACAGCTCATGGGCTTCTTCCAGGAATTCCAATTTTAATTGGAAGCCAAAATGAACTTTGTGCAATCAAAGGATCTTGGAGAGTATTTAACGTATCAGCTCCAAATCAACTAAAGTTTAAAATGAACAGTCAGGTTGTTAACCCAATTGTAACAAGCGGCGTTGGTCTTTATGCAAAACCAAATGGTTATGTTCAACACAGACCACACGATGGTGGAGTTATTCTTTCAACAACAGATAACGTTTGCGGAGTTAGAGTTATTCGTCAAACACGTCGTCACTTTAGATATCAATCAGGAAAGTCAATTCAGTTCTCAACTGGTGTTAAGTTTACCCCTACATTTGACGTAGACCAGATATCTGTAGCAGGAGTTTTAATTGGAAATCAGGTTGTGACCGTCCGTACAATTCAGGATCACGGAATGCAGCCAGGTGCAAAAATTAAGGTAGACGGAGTTGTTACAGCAGGCTTATATAATCCATGGAATGGTAAATTTACTGTTACAAATGTATTAGGAACAAACGAATTCCAATACATAATGCCACTTACACAAAATTTAAGCGCTACAGATCAATTCCCAGGAGGAGTTGACGTTAGTATTACAGTTTATAAGTGGGAGGGCGCAGCAACAAGAACAGGTATGTTTAATGACCAAAACGGATTCTTTTTTGAATATGATGGTAACTACTTATATGCAGTTAGACGATTTAGCAAAAAAGACCTATTTGGTAAGATTGCTGCAACCAAGTTCTCAAATACAATTACTGGTATAAATACAAGATTTAGAAAGCAGCTTCTTGTTGGAGATCAGATTGTTATTAAGGGAGCAAACTACACTGTTATTGAAATTGGATCAGATACTAATATGAAAGTTGCTCCAGCATACAAGGGAGACTCATTAACAAATTCTTCTTATGTTATAACTCAAGAAATTAGAGTTCCTCAAACAGAATGGAACGTAGATAAACTTGATGGAAAAGGCCCTTCAGGATACACATTAGACCCTTCGCTAATGCAGATGGCCTATGTTGACTATACCTGGTATGGTGCAGGATTTATTAGATTTGGATTTAGAGGCACAGAAGGAAATATTGTTTATTGCCACAAGATGCCTAATAACAACAGAAATACAGAAGCCTACATGCGTTCTGGAAACCTTCCAGCAAGATATGAGGCAATTAACTCTCCGTTCTTTAGCACAAAGCTAAAAGCGGGATCTTCAGGAATAGTTGGATCCCCATTATCACCAACAATGATCGTTATGTATGTAGATAGCATTAGGTTCTGGCCAGATTCAGGACACTTGGTTATTAAAGATACAGACAATTTTGAAATTTGCTCTTACACTATTACAAATAGAGAATACAATTCAATAGCCCAAGGATATGCTGTTAATATTGCTAGAAGACAGCCAATTACCTCTTATCTACAGGGACAAGCAGTTCAGCTATCTGGAACTTCAAATAATGCGACATTCCTTCCAGATAATACAATTACAAATGGAACTGGCGTAGCGCAAGTTTCAGTTCAAACAATTACAAATACATGTGCACCAGTTATTTCACACTGGGGATCATCTGTAATCATGGACGGAAAGTTTGACGACGATAAGAACTTTATCTTTACTGCTGGTATGCAGAGATTTATGAATATTGCAGGTTCTGGTGAAGTTATTGCTAAGATTGCCTCAAAGTCTTCAAGCTCTGGTGTTGCAACACTAACAACAGCTGCACCGCACCAATTGCAGGTAGGATATCCACTTACAGTTTCTGACGTAAATACCGTAGCCTCTTTAACAGATATTATAAGAACTTCTGCTTCTGTCATAAGGGTTACAACTCAAGGTGCACACAACCTTGTTGCAAATCAAAATGTAACAATAACAAATTCAATTCTTTCTAGAAACTTACAAAATGGTCAAATTCAAACTACTGCTCAAACTGGTATTTTGAATGGAGTTAGAACAATATCAGCAGTTCCAACAGCAAACACATTTGAAGTAATTCTTGCTGGAGTTTATGGATATACTAATCAGCCACAAACAAATGCAAGTGCTACTGAGCGTACAACTTTTAATGGTACATTTACAGTAAGCGCAGTAACAAGCAACACAGTTCAATACACAATTCCTTTTGGAACAAACATTGCATCAAGTATTGTTACACCACAAGGATCCGTTTCTCAAAGCTTTGGTACCACAGCAACTCCAAGACCACTTATTTCGATTAGAATCGCACCATCTGCTGATAACGGAATTGGAAGAAACTATGGAAAGAGGGAAACATTGAATACTATGCAGTTAGCACTTAGCTCACTGGGTATTCTTGCTCAAGGAGCATTCTTGATTCAGGGTATTTATAATGCATCATCTTTCCCTACTGGAACAAATATTCCAACAGACTGGGAAACAATTAGAGTTCCTGGTGGATCTTTAGCGCAGGTTATTTATCACGATAACACTGGTAAAACAGGTTCTACAGTAACAAACCCAATAACAACAATTAGAGGTGGAGACCAGGCGTTTGCCTTCTACACCGACGGTACTGGTGGTACTAACTACTCATCAACCACATTCGATCTATCAAAGGTTAGAGATCTAGGAACTTCAATTCTTTCAGGAGACGGAAACTATAAGGCTCCTGGATTCCCTAATGGACCAGATATTCTAACAATTGTTGCAACAAACCTAGGATTAACATCTGGAGACATTTCAGCTCGTTTGTCTTGGACAGAAGCTCAGGCATAAAAGGAGTATAAGATGGCAGCACCAGACCTACCAATTATTGGCACGGCCACAGCAACTGGCACCACTACAGCAACGGTTGGTTTTGCGGCCCCACTAGATGACGGTGGCTATACAATTACCAGTTATACGGCTACATCAAGTCCTGGAAATATTTCTGCCAGTGGTACGGTTTCTCCAATTACAGTTACTGGATTAGAGCCAAATACTACTTACACTTTTACCGTAACAGCTACTAATTACGATGGTACATCTGGTCCATCTTCGCCAAGCAATAGCATTACTACATCTTCTTCAGTGCCTGATGCACCAACTATTGGTACTGCTACAAAAACAGGTGCCACTACAGCAACTGTAGCATTTAATGCACCACTAGAAGACGGTGGTCAGGCAATTACTGTATACACTGCTACTTCCTTGCCTGGTAGCATTACTGCAACTAATACATCTTCACCAATTAATTTTACTGGATTAACATCTGGAACAGAATACACATTTACCGTAACAGCAACAAACTCAGTTGGTACTTCAGCACCATCTCAGGCAAGTAATACAATAACCACTGATTATATAAATCCTAATAGCCCTGGAGCACCAACAATTGGAACCGCTACAAAAACTGGTAGCACAACTGCAACAGTTGCGTTCACAGCTCCAACATCAGATGGTGGATATCCGATTACTGGATATACAGCAATATCTACCCCTGGTGGTATTACTGGCACAGGAACAACTTCTCCTATTACAATTACAGGATTAAACCCTGGACAGGAGTATACATTTGTTGTTTTTGCAACTAACTCTCAGGGTGCTGGTATCAATTCAGCAGCAAGTAATACTATTACTACAGATGCTGCAGCACCTGGAGCACCAACAATTGGAACCGCTACAAAAACAGGATCAACAACAGCAGTTGTTACATTTACTGAGCCTACAAATAATGGTGGAGCAGCGGTAACTAGTTATACTGTAACATCAAATCCAGGCAATGTTACTGCTACTGGAAATGGTTCTCCTATTACGGTTACAGGTCTAACCCCTGCAACCTCATATACTTTTACAGTTACTGCTACTAACATTGCTGGCACCTCTGTGCCATCAGCTGCATCTAACCAAATTACAGCTGATTCTACTGTACCAGGTGCCCCAACTATTGGAGCTGCTACAGTATTAACATCAACATCAGCTACAGTTGCATTTACTGCTCCAGCAAATAATGGCGGAGCGTCAATCACTGGATACACAGTAACATCAACTCCTGGTAATATAGTTGCTTCAGGAACATCGTCACCAATTACAGTTCTAGGACTTACACCTGCAACATCTTATACATTTAAAATAATCGCATCCAACTTTGTTGGAGATAGTGCTCAGTCTGCAGAAAGTAATAGTATTACTACACCTGCCGCAGATGTTTTTGTACCAGATGCACCAACAATTGGAACTGCAACAAAGACTGGCTCAACTACAGCTACAGTTGCATTTACTGCTCCAGCAAATAATGGCGGGGCAGCAATTATTGGTTATATTGGTACATCAACTCCAGGCGGAATCATTGCTTCAAGTACATCATCACCAATGACATTTACAGGATTAACTCCTGCAACCCATTATACATTTGTAGTAAGAGCTGTAAACTTAGTTGGATCTGGACCAAACTCAAGTTCAAGTAATATTATAAATACAGATAGTGCTCCTCCTGGACCACCAACAGTCGGTACTGCTGCAAAAACTGGTGCAACAACCGCAACACTTGCATTTACCCCACCAACCATAACCAATGGACAAACAATCATTGGATATACCGTTGAGTCAACTCCAATTGGGGGAACTGGATCAGGAACAACATCCCCAATTCTTGTTACTGGACTTACGCCAGCGACTGCCTATAGATTTAAAATTAGAGCCGTTACTAGCGTAAATACCCAAGGAGAAGAGTCTGCTTTCAGTAATATTATCACAACAGATTTTGGTAGCGCCGCTAACTATGCAACGTTAGCAAATCAAATTAATACACTTAAAGCAAAAATTAATGCTTTATCGTCATCGACTTTAAATGCTGAACAGATACTATATTTATCAAAGTCAGTACTTATTTTGTCAGAAGCACTTGGTGTAGACGATATTGTTGACGCTACTGCAAATGCAATTACACAAATTGATAATGCTGGTGCAGCCACAATTACCCTTGTCAGTGGTACAGCAAATGGAGTAGCAGTATCAAATTTAGCAGGTCAATATAATACACTTCAAGCAGCCTACGATAATATTAATCCTAGAGTTACTTCTCTAGAGGGAGTAATAACAAATCAGGAATCAAATATTGCGACAGCATCTGCATTGGCAGCAAGTGCTGGTTATAATCCTTGGCAAGTTGTATCTTCTAATAAGCTTTTAGTAAATAGAGATAGACTTTTTGTCAATACGCCAGCAGGCGGTGGAGGAGTGGGTGGATTAACTTTAACACTTCCAGCAGGACCTTCAATTGGCTTTGTTGTAGAGATAGTTGATATTTCTGGAAATGCATCAACAAACTTCTTTACAATAGCTAGAAACGGTGAAAGAATTCAGGGACTACAAGAAGACCTTATCTTTAACGTAAATAATAAAGCTATGAAATTAATATATTCAAATAGCGCAAAAGGATGGAGACTCGCATAATGGCATCATTAGACTCACTTATAACGTTGTCGTCAGGACTTAAGGCGTCAGATCTAGCAGCTATTGGAGTTAATGGAGCTTCTTTAGGAATTACACCAGAATCTCTAGGTGTTACAAATGCAGAAGACAGACTATTTAGAGAGGTAACAGATGGTACTCGCAGACCATACATGATTCCTACAATTACAACAATTAACGAAAGAAACCAAACATGGTGGCAGACATGGGCAGCTGGAGAATCTTGGACAAACTACCATAACTATTTAACTGGAAACACACAAGCAGACTGCGAAAGAGCATTCTGGTTCTCTCTTGGAACAAATAATAGACAAAATACTGTTGGATATTCTTCAATGTCTTTTGAAAATAATAGATTGATTTATGCAAAAAATTCTCAGGTAGGTAATGATGACGTTCATATTGCCCATCAAAGAAATAACTCATATGCTCCATTTAGACTACGTACAATGTTTTTAAGAAATCATCACCCAACACAATCTAAAACAGTTACTATGTGGGGGCACTATTCAAATTATTGGTCTTCTGGATATGATGGTTCTGGAGTATGTATTGGAACCCCAAATACTAATGGATCATATAGTACCGTTACAGACGTTAACTGGACAGTACCAGCTAATAGAACTGGCGGAAATTCATATTATGAGTGGAATTTCAACGTAACTATTCCATCAAGAACTACAGTGGCAGTAGTTCAAACAAATACTATGTATTATTGGCAGTCTGGCTATGTTTCATGGTACCTTGACTCAAATATGTTTTATGATTTGCATAATACATTTTCTGATTTTTGGGTTCAACCAGACCTTAAAATGACTCAAGCAGCTCTTACATATAATGATCACGATAATCAGTTTAATATAAAGACTTCTTATAAAATTTGGAATAGAACAGCGTTATTGTTCGGGAACAGGTAAATATGAATTATATAAAGTTTGATAAAAATGGTGTACAAGAGCAAATGAAAGTTGCCGAAGAAAATCCAGGTAGCGGTTGGTATGAGGCTGCAGAAGATATAGATGGAAAGATATTTAAGCTAGTATCTGGAGCTCCAATTGCTATGACTGAAGAGGAAAAAGATGCATACTATATTTCATTAAAAACAGATTCTTCATATGCTAATTTAAGAGCAGACAGAAATGAAATGCTAATGAGATCAGACTGGACTCAGCTATCAAATTCAGGTCTATCAGAAGCAAAGGTAGCAGAATGGGAAACCTATAGACAGGCACTTAGAGACCTTCCAGAAACCATGACGGAAGACCTAAAATATACCCTTCCAGAGGTTCCATCCTAATAATTTTTATGATACAATATTCTAAAGGAGTAATTAAATGTCAGCATCATTAACAGACCAAATTGATTTGGTAAAGACAAAGATCAACGCATTGTCTGCATCAACTCTTACTACACAAGACCTCGTATTCTTGGCTAAGTCCCTCGAATCCCTTGGCACCCTTTTGGGAGTCAACGACATTGTGGCAGTAACAAATACTAAAATTTCAGAGATAACAAATGCATCTAGCGGACAGGTTCAAACAATCACTAACGCTGGGTCGTCTCAGGTAAATGCTGTCGTTACTTCTGGAAATCAGCAAATAGCATTAGTAAATGCAGCAGTAGATAACTACAATCTATTCGTAAACATGGGAGTAATATAAAATGGCACAAATAAGTTTACCAGCAAGACTATTCGGAGGTAGCGTTACAACAACTGAGGCTCAGGTTTATACCGTCCCAGCAGGAGAGACAGATGTTATTACATCTGTTACCCTATGCAACGTTACGGATATTGCACAACAAGCAAGCGCAAAATTTGCAGGAATTTTCTTTTTCAAGAACATTGATCTAGCACCTCGTCAAATTACAGTTATAGATGTTAAGCAGGTTTTAAATGCGGGAGACGCAATCATTCTTTCAGCAGTTAACGCAAACTCTGTTACAGCATTTATCTCTGGCGTTAAAATAACAACAATTTAATTAAAAATATTTAGGAGAAATAGAAAATGGCAGTTGCAAATACAGTTACGCAAATTGTTTTACCTGGCATAGACAAGGTAGTTCAAGACCAGACAGTCGCAGCAATAGCAGCGAACCCAACAGTTGCGGCAATCATTTCAAACCTTGCATCGACTGGAACCACAACACAATTAAATGCAGCAATTGCAAACGCAAATGCTGTTGTGGCAGATCTTCCTTCTACAAACCCTCTGCCAACATTTGCAACTTTCTCATGCCGAGACAACAGACCATTTTGGAATATTTATAATAGCAGACTTAGACCAATTGATGCAGGAAGTCAGCATACTGATTCAGAGCTGTGGGCACCATGGACTGGAATCAACTATACAAACTCACACATTAACACAAGCAGCTGGACGACTTCTTGGAGCCAAGCAACACCAATGCAGCAAGCAGACGGACACTGGTTTATGAGATTAAATGCTGGAAATAGAACTTACACAGCAATGAATGCTGACATAGCTCCTTCGTACATGCCCTTCTTTGGAGTTATTATTGGTAAAAGGGGAGTAAGACAAAACTTCTCTTTATTCTCTAACAACGAAACATTAAGAATTATGGAACGTGGAATCTATGAAGGATATTATGAAAACGTAAACCTTAATGATAATACATATTCTACATGGGTAAGCGGAACCCAGTATGGTTCAGCATGCTATAACGACAGAACCAGAACTCTTGTAGTGGTTGCAGCAAAAGACGGAAGCAACAACTATAGACTACATCGATGGATCAATCAAGGAATTGATAGATCTTTAAATAGTGATAACTATTATCCAGGAACTTTGGCTGCTTTCTTAAGAGAAGCAAAAACAGGACTTCTTGACGTAGGACAAGGCTCAGGAACCTGCAGTTATAATTTTTATGATTTCCAGTGGCAAGCAAATAGCTCTCAGAGCTATAATGAGTCAAGATATCGCATGCGTGTTGTAGTTGGCGATAACGGCATTATTGGAATGGCTAGAATGGTCCCATCAAATGCAAATAACTATGCAACCTATAATCCATCAACTCAACAGCTAGTAACATCTTTTAATACAATTTCATTAACAACTTCTTATGGAATTGAGCAGGGCAATAGATATGGAATGCGTCATCAAATTAGCTGGGACAATAATTGGGTAGCAGCTTACAATTGTTATTACTACTATGGCGCAGGAATGAATGTGTACTTTATTGATACACGAGATCCTAGAAATTACTTTATTGGTCAGCACGGAACTACAAGTGGTGGATGCCAAATAGTTCCGTACCAAGAAGACAAGTTTATGTTTAATGACTCTACACACAATGTGGATAACAATTACGGACTAATACTGTATATTCAAGAGCCAGAAGCAGCGTTACAGGGAAGAGTTACAAACGGAACAATAAGTAATGGCGGCAATCTTGGCTTGGTAAACAATGGACAACGGGGTAAATTTGATACAGATTACACAAGCACAAACTACCCAGGGCTACAATCTTTAGCACACTGGACAAGAAGGGTATAGGAGAAAAAATGAAATTAAATTGTTATGACGGAGTAGTAGTATTTGATGAAAATGGACAATACGAAACAGATATTGTTACATCTTTACCTCATAGACTAACAGTTGTCGACGGCGTTGTTGTTGACAAATATCCAGGAAAGACGGATAATGAAGTAAGAATTGCAGACCACGCAAAAGCTCTTGAAGATCTAAAAGCCTATCAAGCTGAGTGGGATGAGTTACCAGAAGAAACTAGATCGGTTGTGCCTCGCCCAGCAGATTTGCCTGAGCTAGAACTACCAGAAGAGGAATAACATGCCAATTACACAGACCCCAAATTCAGTAGTACCAGCACTTTGGACATACACATATCTCCAAGCTCCAATAGATGGACAAGGTAAGCCATACTTTAATATTCCAGCACAGTTCTCTGATCTGGGAACAAAGTCAAGCGGAACCCTTACGCTAGACTTATCTGCATCAAATGTTTTTAAAGTAATTGCTGGTGGTAATTTTACAGTAGCCTTTTCAAATATTGCCTCAACTACAAGCGTTGCACAATTTTGGCAATTAGAAATCAAGGCTGGTGGTTCATATACTATAAACTGGCCAGCAGGGATTATATGGGACGGTGGCGGTGCGTCAAACATTCAACCAGTTCTATCACTAGATACAACAGTTCTAAATTTCTATACTAGAAATAATGGAACAACAATTTTTGGATCGTACGCATTTTCAGATTTAAAAATATAATATAAATAGGAGAAAAAAGTGGCAATATCAACAATATCATCAAACAGTACTTCAATAGCATTACCAGACTTAGACCTATCAGTTTTTAATAACCTGAATGCAGGACTAAACACAAGTCCTCAAATGCTATCTATCTTATTGTCCTCTGCAGGATCTTTAAGCCTTAACGATTCTATTGCCCAAGTAGATTTAATTGATGATAATATTAAAAATAATGCAGTCACAAGAAACCCTCTCCCTACATTTGGTGTTTACACAAATAGATCTAACGAACCAGCATTCGTAACTTATAGCAGCAACATGCAGCCTATGTATGGCGGATATTTAAGAGATGATACAGAGGGTCAAGATTGGCCTGATAGAGGTGCCAGATATACAAACACTTCTCAGGGAACTAGAGGCACAGGTCACTCTTCTGTAAAAGGAACATGTTTCCAGCAAGATGAAGGAAACTGGCTTGTTCACTTGCCAGGACATGCTCCTGCTTCAGGATCAGATGCACAGTTTGCACACGGTGTTTGGTACAACTGGGTAAATGAGTACTGGCCATTCTTTGGAACAATGATTGAAAGAGAAGGAGTTCGTCCAAGATATTCAATTTATTACAGAAACGCTACTGTAGGAATTTATCCTAGAGGCGGCACTGCTCCACTAGAGCACGTTACAATGGGCTCAACATATGCAACATGGACTAACGTTAATAGTGGATATACAGCTATTTCTTATAATAAAAGAACTAATACTTTAGCCCTTCTAGAGCCTAGAGATAACCTTAATAACTACAGACTTCACGTATGGAAGAATACTAATAGAGATTTAGATCCAGAAAACTACACAGCGGGAACTATGCACAGATTTTTGTCAGAGGCAAAAACTGCTGGCACCCCAACAGCATTAACACAATCACTTTACTATTACTACAATGATTTCCAATGGCAACAGGATAATTCGCAGAACTACGACGAGTCAAGAAGAAAAGCATACATTGTTATGGGAGATAATAACATAGTTGGAATAGCAAGATTTGTTCCTCATCACCACACAAGATACGCAACATTTGCACCAAACTTTGCTTCAACTTCTGGAACTTTAACAACTGGAAACGGACGTAGCAATACAACTTCTTATGGAATTGAGCAAGGAACTTACTATGGAATGCGTTATATGCAGACCTGGGATAACAACTGGTTTGCATGCTATGCACCATACTACTACTATCAATCAGGTATCAATATTATTTTCTTTAATACTAAAGATCCTACAAAGTATTACACGGGCCAATGGGCTTCCACAGATTGGGGCGCAAAACTAGTTCCTTTTAAAAAAGACAAGTTTATTTTCCACGCAGAAAACTCTAATAGTGATGGAAACGTTGGTATGAGACTTTATGTTGTAGATCCAGCTGGAATTGCAAAGTATGGAAGAGACTCTAATGGAAACGCATATTCAAATGGTGCAAATATTGATATATTTAAATCAACATTTACGTACTCATTTGATACAAGATATCAGTCTACAAACTATGCAACAATTGTTCCAATGGCTGAATGGAGTCACGGATAAAATGTACTATGCTGTACTTAATTCAGAAACGGTAGAAAGATCTGGAACCCTTCAGACTTTATTTCCAAATACCTCTTTTCCACTCTCAGGTCCAAATGATGAGTTTAAAGAAGAGAATAACCTAGTACAGGTTCTAGAATATTTAGAGCATGATTCAGAAAAACAAAAGATGGTGTTTTGCGACCCATACTTTTTAGAAGGATCCGTCTATAGAGTCAAACTTGTAGATTTTACTTCAGAAGAGCTAGAGTCAAATTTAGCAGCTGCTGAAGAATTTGAATCTTTACAGGAGGCGTAATGTTAGAATCACAAAGATCCTTATTTAAAAGATCGAGGTACAGCCAGTTTGGATTACAATTGTGGTTAGACGGAACAGCGGTAGATAATTTTGAATTAAACGCTGGCAATAAATGCTACTTGGCAAAAGACAGATCTCAATATTTAAGAAACTTTGTTCAAAATACAGCAGCAAACCAGCCAACATATGTTTTAGCGGCAATCAACTCATTGCCAGCTTTAAGATTTGATGGTGTCAATCAGTTTATGACATTTGCAGACCCAACTCTTTCCTGGCTTGCAAACACCTCTTTTACCTTTTTTTATGTAGCAACTAAAACAACAAAGACAACTAGCTCATTTGTTATTGGCGGACAAGGAACTGCTACAAGATCTAACCTAGCATTTGGTTATACTATCCCAACATCGCTAAGAGCTGTTTTTGGAAATGACGATATCAATGCAATCGTTCCAGCAGTAACACCTGGACAGCCAGAGCTTTATGCTATAAGATACGATAATTTAAATAACAAAAGAGAAGTTAGAAGAAACGGAGTAACCGTAGCTCTTGGAGCTTCAGATGGTGCCCCATCAAATATGTCAGGACAAGCAATAGGTCGATATTTGTCTACATACGGGCAGTTTGATCTAGGAGAAATTATTATTTATAACAGATCTATAAGTGATTATGAAATGGGTCAGGTTGAAAGAGACCTTATTTCTAAATGGACAATAGTTTAAGGAGAGTAGATGGCATACGTTCCAGAAAGATTTGTTGGACCATTAATCCTAACTCCTTTAGCAACAACTCCACTAAAAGTATTTAGCAACAAAGCAATCATTAAAAATATAGTTGTTTCAAACGTATATAATGGAACATTAAAGTATGCAATCTATATTGCGCCAGCTGGTCAAGATGCTCAGGATTACAATAAGGTTTTCCCAGACCTGGCCATTAACGACAAGTCAATTCAATCACACGACGTAACAATAGTTGTAAATCCTGGAGACACCGTATTTGCCTCAGCAAGTATTCCTGGAGGAATCGTTCTCACAATCTCTGGTGTCGAAGTTGTACAATAATCCTAACTATTTAAATATAGTATAATAATATTATGACTTATCAACTAAAGGTAATAAAAGATTATCCTATAGGTTTCTGGCTATTAGACGAAACCTCTGGTACTACCGCTATTGATATTTCAGGCTGCGGTAATAATGGCACATATGTAGGATCGCCTGCAAGAAATATGTTGCCAATAATTCCAGGCGGTGGATCTGGAACAAAAATAACAAATACCGCTTATATAACAGTACCAACATCAAAAGACTTTTATGGTTCATCTGTTTCAAATGGGCTTGGCAACAAATACTCTTCAGACAATGATTTTAGTTTAGAGTTATGGGTTAGTCCAAGCATTTCTTCTACAGAGTATACGCCTTTGTTTGCAGATACGACAAACGAAATAGGAATATATTGGGAAAATGGAGATATAGTTTTTAGAGTTTCTGACGATGAGCAGGTTCGCTGGGCATTAACATATACTAAAAAATCATTTCATATAGTTGGCATATATTCAGTTAATTCAATTAGTTTATTTATTGACGGAACCCAGGTTGGATTTAAAACAATATCCCCAAAATTTAAATTTACTAACGACTCTTTAAATCTTCAAATTGGTCCAAGCATAGGTCCAGCAGACAGCTTCTTGGTGGATGCCCCTGCAGTATATAGATATGGACTAAAGCCCTCAATAATTTCTAGACATTATGCAGACGCAAATTATTATGTACAACCAATTCAAGTTGTTGGTCCAGACGAAGGGGTTTTGTTTTCCTGCTCAGACAGATCTAAAAGAATAGAATTTCAATACACATACGGGGTAGACGCTTCATGGGAAAATTTTATAGATTCAAATACCTACTATGACGATAAAGGAAAGTATATTTCTTTTATTCCAACCACTTCCACACAAAGCAAATCTTTTGTAATTAATGATTTTATTTTTATTCCAATGGAATCTGAGCTTACAGATTCTAAAATTGAGTGGAGAAATGAATTAGGGGTACAAGTAGAAACTAGTGTAGATGGCACCAATTATGTTTACTGCACAAATGGAGGATCTATTCCACAATATAAAAAGGGGGCATTTAATACAACAGGCCTTTTATATATTAGAGTAACAATGCAAACCTCAGATGCAAGTAAATTCTTGCCTAGGCTGTCATATTTTTCAATTAGATTTTATTCCAGATCTACTATTTACTCAGATAATTCAAATAGTTATATTGAATCTAACAATGATTTTATTGTAGGATCTTTAAATTATTCTCCTATTTTAAGACATTATAATAATGGCATTAGGCCAGCATCAGGCAGCGGATTTGATATCAATACTGAATTAAACATAAATACAGTAGAAATGTTTTTTACACCTAAAACAAATGGAGCAAACACCTTATTCTATGATCCAGCAACTGGCACGAAGTATGCCTGGAATGGGTCAGGAGCGGTCTCTAAGGCCTCTATAAGCAACGTTTACGTCAATGGGGTAGATAAGACCTCACAGGCAAACATAAGCAATTTTATGGTCGCTGGAGAGCCTCATCATATTGTTTTAGTTTTAGCCTCTCCTGTAACTGGACCAATTCAATTTAACTATGAGGTTTCTGGAGGGCCAGACAACCTATACAACAATATAGCTTTGTACAATAGGTCGTTTTCGGAATCTGATGTTTCAACCCACTTTAATTTATATTGCGGAAGACCAGCACAAGAGGTATTAGATCAGTCATTTGATGTGACATATTTGGACCCAGTCTACTATGATAATGACTGGATTGTGGTTCAAAGTATATAATTTTGTCATCTTCCTTGACAAAAAGCTGGACTTATACCCTAAAGAGTGGTAAAATAAAGCAGTATGGATATGAAACAAATAAAACAGTCTGTAGTTGAGGAATCTTCCCTGGGAGTTTATGTGTGGGAAATGCCCGATGGTCGTTGGATTGGAGATGATGATGGGAACTTTCTTTCGGTCACGTCGAAAAAGGGAAATAGATCCAGAATTG